ACAATTCTACTTATAATGGGGCGAAGGTCTTATTGTGACCGTCGATTGATAATGTGACTGATCCAACGTAGCCACATTCTTTTGTTCCTGGAACGGAGAAATCACCGATACCATGCCAGTGGAATGAAGGAGCATTACACTCACCACCGTTAATAGAAACCAGCGAAACATTCATCACCTTCTTTGCTTTACAGTGGATGATATGGCTATCAGTAATCTTCTTATCGCATGATATATCATCCGATGCCCATGAATATGAAGACATTATACACAATAGAATACTAGCTGTCAACCTTTTCATTGATATACTCCAATAATTTTTCTCTGTCTGGTTTAATGGCCACTGTGGCGTATCCAAATTCAGGCATATAGATCACACGGTTCAATGTAACATTTCCCATATAGAACTTATCTACCTTATCCTTAATACTACCATCCGATGCCATTGCTTTATCGTCTGTAACAATATACAACATATTTCTGATTTCGTCAACCACTATTTCAAACCGATTTCTAGAATATGTGTCTTCCAAAAGTTGCACAATATCTAGAGGATTGATTTCCACATCATTGATCTTTTTGAGTCGGTTCTTTCTTACAAAGTAAAAACCTTCATCCTTTTCCTCAACAATATCTTCTGTCTCTACCACATTACCATTAGGCAGTGTTACCGTCAGCATACCATTAACTTCTTTTATCTCAAAGAATCCTGTTGTAGGCTTTCTTAGAAACTTTGGATCAAAGTCTACCGTATCTTTATCAATGTAAGGTAAAAACAATCCACCACCTGTTTCAGAACATCCGAAAACGCTGATGATCTTCTTTAGTTTACCTTTCTTGACAACATCTAACCACTTAGGATTTATAAATGTTAAGATGATCATTGTAGCATTAGGCAAACCCCTTTCCATCTTATCAATTGCTTGGATAAGGTTGTCAGTAAAGAATCCATCTGGCGAGAGTATCTTTGTTATGTTGTATTTTTCCATACATTCTGCAAAGTATGCATGTATGTCATCAACATTTTCTGTCTTATCTACCGACAAATGAAAATAATGGTTTTTACATTTCAAAAGAGTCGGAAAGAAATATACACTAAGAGATCCACCATGATTGATAGATGAAGGATGAAACACCGTATCATCTTCTTTCAGTTCCAGATGATCAACAAGAAACTTTCCTAGATCATACAAATATTCATGAGTATGATTTATGAGTTTTGGTGTGCTTGTTGTCCCACTACTGTTGCAAAGAATGATATCATCCGATGGCTGACATAAAACAGGCGTGGAGATCGGTGAAATACATTTCTTTGATTCTATATGCCAATCATCATGGCTATAGTTGATGATCTTCTTAGAGTTTTCAGAGAAATGCATTTCTGATATTGTCAAAAGAGAATGATTCTGCCATGAAAACAAAACAAGAATGTCCAATGGTAGATGTGCATTGCTCTTAGGCTTCTGACATTCTTTTTCAGAGTTTGGTCTGTGTAGTGGTACTAGTTTTAGGCCTAATTCAAATGATGCAAACATCAATGCTATAAAGTTAATGTCAGATGATATTAGAAGAATGCCGATCTTATTTCCTGGAACGGCACCTTCTTCTAATAATCTTTCTTTCCAATAATTGATGCGAAGACAAAATTCGTCTTTGTTCTCTTCCTCATTAAAACGAGCATAGAACATAGATCCATCTTTGATCCAATCACGGGTAATGATTTTGTTCATTCTATCGAGTTTTCAAATTCTTCAATATGTGGACCACTTATTCCTCCAGGACCCTCACTGGCACGGACGGTTAGTTGCATCCCATACAACGCACTTACCGACGGTCGCCAATACACAACCAGACAAGCCCAAACTAAGAAACACCAATGCGACTGCTAGATATATTTTTCTCATAATCCTGTCTCCTCTCTAAACTGTTTAACCTTGCGTGCTAACTCGGGCACATAATCTTTTCTATTCTTCACGAACACCTGCGGTTCTTCGTGATCGACCGATATTAATACCACAATCTGCCTACATTGAATGCCTGTCATTTCTTCATACATCAAAGAATAACAGGTACATTGTTCAAAGTAACTTAGAATCCAATCCTCTCTCTTAGGCTTCAAGGATGTTTTGAAATCTATGATAGACGGCACTCCGTCATATTCGGCAATACAATCCACCTGACCAGCAAGGCCTAAGGCCTCACTATAAAGCATCGTCTCAATGTAATGTATATTATCAACCTTGTCAAGTATAGGAACAAACTGATTAAAGGCATGTCTCATATCAGGCATTACATCTTCGTTGAGGAATCCTTCCTGATTAGAGATATAAGATTCCATAAGAGAATGGAATTTTGTACCTCGGCGGCTTGCTCGTGCCGAGATTTTGTTCGCTTCTTCTTCCCCGACTTTTTTGCGCCACTTCTGTATGCTGTCTCCTTTGAAATGAGATAGAAAAGTAGTAACCGACGGGAGTTTAACACCATTTGGCGAGACATAATATCGTTTTCCATTATATTCTTCTCTTTTCAGATTCACCAACACGGGGTCATTGTTTATATGATTAAAAGTTTTCAATTGAAGTTGCCATTGTTTATCTCACTTTATTATAAAGTATAGGGCTGGAAAAGTCAATCTCTTCCAGCCCACTTATTTATGTTACGACAATCCCCTGTGATTGGAGCATCGCTTTATACTCTGCTTCCTTGTCTTTATTAAACTTTACCCAGAAACTCAAAGGATGACGAACACCGCCATTCTGAATAGTTGCCATCTGTTCGTTAATGTATGCCTTGAGTCCTTCTAGATATTCTTCTTTTGTCATAGTCCCATCTCCGTTTTCTGAATAATATACTCTTTCACCACACCACTTCTTACAATGTCTTCAATACCAAATTCAATATGATCGAATGATGGCATACGACGAGTTATTGTCATTAGCTCCTTGATGCCCGTCTTATCATGAGGCTTGTGTAGGTCACTCTGACGATAATCACCGCAAAAGATGATACGAGAGTTATTGCCGATACGGGTCATAACTGTATCAATCTCTTGAAAGTTCATGTTGTTACATTCATCAACAATGATAATCGAGTCATTGAAGGTGGTGCCACGAAGAAACGATGTGGTAGTAAACTCGACCAATCTTTTCATCTTCAATATGCGCCATCCATCACCACGACCAAAAAGATCATCGCAGATTTCCTGATAGGGTTGTTCGTAAACTTCCGCTTTTTGTTTTTCAGAGCCAGGCAAGAAACCCATGTCTCTTGATGGAACGACTGAGCGGATGATAACGACCCTCTTATATGTCTGTTCTATTAACACCTCCTTTAGTGCTAGGTATGAGGATAGAAAAGTTTTACCGGTGCCGGCATAACCATGTAGCATAAGATTAGAACCTGCTTCGTATGCGTCCCACACTCTCTGTTGATTTACTGTTAGTGGTTTGATATGACGCAGTTCAAAGTGGTTTCTTTCAGCGATATTGTCATGATGTTGCTGCTGTTGGTTATTTCTTTTCGACTTTCTAGACATATATTGACCTTTGTTGTTATTGTTGGTCACATTATCATAGCAAAAAGAGGTCGCTGCCTTTTTACGGGCACGACCTCTAAATCTTTTACTGAAATGTTCTTCTGTCAGTTTAGACCTCTTTTGGAATGTCCCAACGCTTACTCGCTACAGCATCAGCTTGCGGCACTGCGGATTTGATCCTACCTAGAACATATTTTTGGAAGTCGGCTGGGGGTTTGGTGACACCGATGGATACAGGATCGACAAAGTTAGGAATTGTCACAACCTGTTCCCAATCTGGCTTATCATCTAGATATGTGTCATGTTCTGCCATCGTCATCTGGACGGTGACTTCTTCATTAGTAGTCTTATTTCGAAATGTGTAATATGGCATTTAAATCACCTGTATTCTGTATTTAGTTTTATTCAGTCGCAACAAATGTAAATCTATATGGTATCGAACTTAAAGTTAAAGGCGCCGGCTTGTGTAGAATATGATTGTCAAAAAGAATAATGCGTCCTGGTTTAAACTCTGTTGCTATTTCGACTTCGCCATGTCTATTACAAAACAAAGTTTCGCCGCCCCAGTTTTTGTCCCAATGTGTATTGATATAGTATAGTAAAGTTCTCTTTCCCTTATGTGTATTGTCTGGATGATATGTGTATTCTGAAAGATGTGTTGAAAGAATCATCCAGTAGTTAGCGGGCTTAAACTTTATATCATAACGTTCAACAAGTTTTTTATATCCTTCACTTTCAAAGATACCAAAGTTATAAGCATCTTGCTCACTAAATGAAGAACGGAGAAAAAAGTCCTTTCTAGATTCATAAAGACTTAAAGATGTGCCTTTGGTATGAAAGAGTGATTTGCCTGCAAAATGATGCATTCTATGCATATCATTCATATCTAAGACGCCATCAAAGATATCGATAGCGTCTCCGGTTGTGGTCGTCAAAGTCTTTCTAGTCATTTGATCCATATTATAGATTTGCCTCAATCAACCACTCTGGCGCATCACGGTTCTTCCACTTATGAAGATGTGCCTTACCATACTTGTAATAGTTACGATAGTTGTCTATCGCATTTTCCGATATGATGTATTTAGTATCCATCGCACTTGGCGGTTGTGTTTTATTAGAGATTGGAATATTATAAGGTGTTTGAGACAACAGTAGAATAAGACCGCTTTGTTCAACCTTATGAATTTTACCATAACGATGGGTATATTCTTTGCAATGCTCATACAGATAACACCACAGCCAGTTGTAGTTGTTATTGGATTCACGACACCACACAGCCGAAGGATGATTAATATGCGTAGCAGAATACAACTCCTGATCACGGTCATCAGGTAGACGCCAACGCTTTACATTGCGACCAGTCTTCGTCTTATCGGTATACTC